TCGCGGTCCAGTTCAGCCATGTACCTGTTCAGGTAGTGGGTGTTGATGCATGGCATGTTGCGCTCGTTCATCTTCTCTCTCCCGGCGCACCATGCGCCTACAGGACGAATCCTAGTAGGCGCGTAGGTGGCTTGTAAACTACCGTTCGTCGGGTTATGGGAAAAGCCTGATCTGTGGATTTTCCTCTTCTCTCTTTTTTCTATACAGATCATCTACCAATGATGAATCTGTCCTTCCAAAACCAATCCCTCTCAAATGCATATCATTCTTCAGCAGGCACATAGCTATAGACTTCCAGCTAGGCGCTCTACCAGCAGCCGCTAGTTTTGCAGGCACCTCATCAGGAATTCCGTCTTTATAGCAACGACTCACCCATATAGCCTCGTACTCCGCTATCTTTTCCGTTAGCGTGCCTCCAATGCCTAATCGCTCTATCCGCTTGTCTGTTAGCCAATAGCCGCTGCTCATCAGTCAAATGCCCCCATGCCTCTCTGGTTATGTCCTCTGGTATTTGCAGAGCAAGCGCGCAAGCCGCATGGCCAACCCATGCTTTTTGATTTAGCGCTGTATCCGTTAGCGCATTCTCACAGCTTTTTTGCCACTCATTGACGACCCGCATCATGTAGTGGCCATAAAGCTCATGGTCACCAGTGAAATCTATGGCATCGCGTAGCGCTGACTTCCTGTCAGCGCATTCGCCCCACATATTGAAAAGCATTTCCTCCCACTCATGGAATGGATTGTAAATCCTATTCATCCTCTAATGCCTCTTCATAGTCTTCAGCATTCCAGCTTTTTGAGAAGTCCTGGTTCTGGAACAATGCCGCAACGCCAGTGATTTGCTTTAGCCTCAAAAGCTCATCAGGCGACATGCCGATATGCTTGCAAATCCAGTGATCGCCCTTGCCCATCTCGACAAGCTCGGCAACGATTGTGCTCATTAGCTCAATGTTATGCGAGCCACGCGCTCTGTTATGGCGGATTGTTGATGCCATCCGGTCATGCATTTCCTTTTTAAGGACGACAACAGGAAGCATGCCTTGTTCGCGCTCATTGATACGCTTAGAGTCTCGAAGCGTGCAGTAGCGATGAAATCCGTCAACGACTACATACATGTCATTTTCACTGTCATGCACTACTACCACTGGCTGAGTGTAACCGTCCTCCCAAATAGACGTTTCCAGCAAAGCCATCTCAGGCGGAGCGACACTATTTGGGTTGTAGTCGTTGGCAGTTACCTTCTCAATCGGTACGCGCTTCACGTCATAAACAGGCGAACGGAAACCGTCATCAGGTAGGCTATATGAGCCGTCATCTTGGTGCACTTCCTTGCCAACAAGTGGCGGATTGAACGTGCAGATAAGCACAGTTTCTTCATGTGCCTCGAAGTAATGGGCGTCATTCTTATCAAGAATGTATGTTACATCAGGCCCAATTTCGAACTCTTCGCCAGTCTCTGCGTTAGTCAATGTCGCCCTGCCAGAAACACAATAGCAGCTTTCTAAGTGATTCTTGTAGTGCTGGAAAACCTTGCCCGCACTAGGCTGGATAACGGTCTTTGTCAAAGAAAAGCCCATTCCATCCTCTTTGAGAATGATTCTGTTGCTGACTCCTGCATGGAAATTAACTTTGCGATCTTCGTTCAGATCAGATGTCTTCACTACTTTCATTTTGACTCTCCAAGTTTGCTGTATTTCTTCTCGATTGCCTTCTGGCGAAGCTGCTGGTGTTTTGTTGGCGCTAGACCAAGGTACTTGCATGTATGGTCGTTCTTGAGAATCGTGATTGCAAATCGCTTCCAGCTAGTTACCGCGCTATTGTGCGAATCCAGGCAGTCAAGATCATCGGGGGGAACCTTAATCACTACTCGCTTTAACTCGTTTCCTCCGTGCGGCGTTGTTCCATTTACCTTGAACTTAATGCCTTTCTTCTCAAGATCGGAAATCACTTCTTCATTCAGGCCGCGCCCCACCCTGCCCCAGTATTTAATTGACTGAATGAAGCGCGACTTAAAATTTACGGCAGACTCGTCTGGTAGAGTTGCCAGCAGAAACTTAACAAAGCTCTTCCATGTATGGCCTTCCGGCAGCTTGAATGAATGGTAATTCAACTGCTTGCCATATGTAGCGATGAAGTTTGCCCCAGCTACGCGAGCGCAAAGCCTAGCCCATGTATGACCGTCAATCACTCGGTACAGATTCAGGCTAGACTTTGATTCACTCATGAATGGGCTGGCGACTCGCATCTTTTCAACAGGAACGCCTGCCATATAGAATGTGTCATACAGTTTGTTGTAGTCCCATTCAAATTTTGCGTTTGCAATCCAAATGTCTCGCGTGCGCCAATCGTAAATAGGATATACATTGTAGACATGCTCTGTATTTTTCTTTGTCCACTGCATGCCTTTCATTGTCTCCTTGCGATCGTTCATGATGGCGCGGAACCGATTCAGGCTTTCTTGCGTGCGGATGCCGATAAGGTTTGCTGTTGTTTTCCCCTGGCTGTACCACTCGGCAAACATGTCCCAGAACTCGTCATAATGCATATTCTCGATAAATGCATCGCCGAACGGATGATTGTCAATGTTGACTATGTAGTCTTGCTTTGGCATAGGACGAACCCAACGATGCTCGTCATTCCGCCCCCAGCATTGCCAATCAACCTCATATGCCGACACAGTGCACGGAAGCGTGATAGGCATGCAGCACCAGTACACTTCAAGATACTCGCGATTGTTCTCAATCATGCGACGCATGAAATCCAGGCTGTACTCATAATTGGCTTCATTATCCAGAATCTGAACTCCAATCTTGCGCTTGATTCCGCGCTCTTTCATATACGAAAGAATGAGATTCAGCATTACGCCAGAGTCCTTTCCTCCGCTGAATGATAGGTATATCCGCTCGAAATTCTCAAAGATGAAGTCTAGGCGCGCAATGGACGCCTGATAGACATCATCATCGTTGTATATTCGCTTCATTGCTGTTCTCCCATAAAGTCCGGCAACTCTAACGCTATCCGCAGGCCACGTCACTAGCCGTTCGTCGGGTCGCCACCCGACAGACGGCATTGCACAGGCGACAGGGCTAGGCTATCTTGCTGGGGTCAATTGGGAGAGGACATCATGTTCAGCATGGGCAATAAGGTCTGGATACTGAATAGTAAAAAGACAGACGGCAGGTACAACAAGGGCGTCATAGTTGGAATCGAAAAGGAATACCCTTCGCTTGGATTTATGACTGAGGCGCAGTTTTTTCGTGATTTTCGCGAATACCGCTATAAAGTCGCATACGTTGATGTATTCACAAAAAGGGCTGGCGCTGAGTGGGTTTACCACACGCTTATTTCAAAAACAAAACCTACTGACGCACCGGAGTAACTGACATGGCACTTAACCAAACCGACAAACGACGCGAGCAAATCTGCGTGATTATCGACGACCTTGGCGGCCCGCACTTTCTGGCCACAACGTTCCACGTTAGCCGGCAGGCCATCGAGGACTGGTATCGGCGCGACGTTCCGTCCATCCCTCGCAAGCACTGGCCAGCGCTAATCAAGATGGGCGTGTCGCTAGATGATCTGGCTGGACTGCCAATGACCGCCGCCCAGATGCTGCGCAAGCTGGTGACAGAGATAGACCGGAACTGTATCAGGACAGGGAGGGATGGTGACAAGGTGCTGGTTGCGCTAGACCAAGACCTGTTAGATCGAGCGTGGTCAGTCGCGCATCAGCAAGAGAAGAAGCCCGGTTAGTCCGGGCTTTTCTTTGGCGGCTCGGGGAGTGGCATCCAGTGGGTTATTGTGTAGCCGTACTCGTGCGAGCTTCTGAAATAACCAGATAGCTTGCCTTGCCGTTTTCGCGCATAATGACTTCCGTAGCGATGTAGGAAGTCTCTGTTCTCACAGTAGAAATCTGTGTCAACCCTTCCTCCTTCACAGTGAACCAAAACATAGCCACCTGGGAAGTCTGGCAATCTTTCTGTTACATCAATCCACTCAGCCATGTCGATACTCCCCCACCATCATCGTCCGTTCATTCGCCGGAATCCGTAACTCCCACTTCTCGCCGACAACCAGGATTGGCTGGCCTCTTGGCGTAGTGCCGACAACGTCAAGCCGCTCGGCGCGGATGAAGGCGTCGCGGGATTCCTCGTTGTGGAAGGTTAGCTTGATTTTCATGCAGGCTCTCCGGTTGCTTTGGCGATGGCGGCGCGGGCGCGATGCATTGCGCCATGTGTCGCGACTTTTCTGTCGCCGATGTAATAAAGAATCTCCTTCAACGCTTCAAGCAAATCAGGCGCAGCGGCGATAAGGCGGGCGTTTGCTTCTCCTACAACTTTCCCCATCTTAGGGTCGTCATCGCATCCATAAATTACAGCCAGCCCCTCCCATGACTGATGGTCAAGAATGGGGCAATATCCAGAATCAATCTCCCATTCTTGTGAACTTCCTTTTCTGCGATAACTCCACGGCCCCGGCGTATGCTTACTCATCTTCTTCCTCCTCCACTTCATTCAGCGGGCAATTACGCACGCCCAGACACCTGCCCGGCATGTCGCCACACTTGCAGGCCGGCGATCTCTCGATTGGTTCGCGGTCGAATTCGGTGGTCATCTCATCTCTCCCATAAGATGCGCCATTCTGCCACGGCTCAGGGTGTTGTGGTGCGCCGTTTGTCGGAAAACGCGAGCAGCATGTCCCGCGCTTGCTCGAAGCCTTGCGGGACAAGAACCGTGTAGCCTGCTGCCTCAAGGATTGGAATAAGCTCCTTTTGGGCAGGCGACAGCCGTCCACCTTCCTTCTTCATCTCCACAAACAATCGCCACTCCGGGATAAACAGGTCGGGCACTCCGGCCACCACGCCTTCCAGCTTCAGCTTGTAGCCAGCCGTCCGGCTTCGCTGGCCACCGTTCGGAATGGCGAAGATCAGCACGTCCCTGAAGGTAGCGCGGAACCACCCCACCGTGCGCACCTGGTCAATATGCTCGCTCAAAATGGCATCTCCATCAGCCAGTCTGGGCAGCTATCGACAGCAGACGCGAAGTCCTCCGGCGGCCGCTGGAAATGCTTGCCACATACGCCGTCGGCTTCGTACCAGTCACAGGTATGACAGCAGCGCGGCATTGGCGCTGCCACCTTCTCACGCCATATGGCGACATGCTGCGGCTCTTTGTGTCTCATGCAAACCTCCTGTGCAAAACTCGGTGGAACTTGCCGTCCATCTTGTAGGTAATCTCTCGCGGCGGCAATCCTGCTGTGTAGGCTATTGCGATCTCATCAAGCCCGACAGATTCCTGTGTCATCGGCAATCCCATGGCAGCAAGTGCGCGAACGGCCTTTTGACCGGCGTACCCTTCGTGCATGATTGGAAAATACTCTGTTACCGGCTTGTCAGAAAGCGCGCCGTAGTATGTCACCTTCAGCATCTCCTTCCCGCTGGCCTTGCTGATATGCGGCGTCCACTTCCAGCCGGTAACCTGCATGTCATGGCCCGACATGCCCATGATGTCATCATCATGCAGGACTAGCGGCTTTGGCGGCGGCGCTGGAAATGGCGCTCCGCAAGCCGGGCAGAACTGCGCAGAAATGTGCGCAATCTCTCCGCAAGATTCGCACACCTTTATGGGCGCTTCGCCGTCTCCGCTTCCGCCTTTCTTCGGCGGCTCCACTGCGGTAATGGGGCCATGCTTTGCCACCACACCAGCGAAGTCCAGCACAAGGCAGTCCTCTTTGCCGGGCGCGATGCGAAGGCCCCGGCCTGCCATTTGCACATAAAGGCCCGGCGAGAGTGTCGGGCGAAGCATGGCGATCAGGTCGATGCCTGGATAGTCGAATCCGGTCGTGAGCACATTCGCATTCGTGAGCGCGCGAATCTTGCCGGCCTTGTAGTCGGAAATGATGCGGTCGCGCTCGCCTTTTGGCGTGGCCCCGGTCACGCACTCGGCAGTGATGCCTCTCTCTTGCAGAATGTCTCGGATATGCTCGGCGTGCCGGACGCCTGCGCAAAAGAACAGCCACGCCTTGCGGTCAGCGCCCAGTGCCATCACTTCCGATACTACGGCGCGGTTGTTCTCATCCGTGTCCACAGCGTCCTGCATCTCGCTCTCGATGTACTCGCCGCCTCGCCTGTGCACACTGGACACATCCAAGCGCAGTTCCGTCACCTTGCTGCGCAGGACAGACAGGAAGCCCTTATACACAAGCTCCGCGATTGTGACTGACTCTAGCAGGTCGTCGAAGATTGCCGGCTTGTCAGTTATCAGGCCATGCCCGAGCCGATACGGCGTTGCTGTCAGACCGATGACGCGAAGCTCTGGATTGATGGCCTTGAGCGCATCCAGGAATGTGCGGTATCCGCCCTCTTCTTTATGGCTAACAAGATGGCATTCATCAATAATCACCAGGTCAACGTGCCCGACAAGCGCGGCTTTTTTCGCAATCGACTGGATGCCTGCAAACGTAATCGGCTCGCCGAGTTGCTTCTTGCCGACACTGGCCGAGTAAATGCCCATAGGCGCGCCAGGCCAGTGTTCGCGCATCTTTCCGGCATTCTGTACGATTAGTTCCTTCACATGAGTCAGCATCAGCACGCGAGTCTCCGGCCACTGCTGTAGCGCGTCCTTGCACAGCGCAGCCACGATGTGGCTCTTGCCGGCTCCGGTCGGCAGCACCATGCAGGGGTTGCCTTCATTACCGGCTCGGAACCACGCATACAGGTCATCAATGGCGCGTTGCTGGTATGGGCGCAGCATTACTCAATCCTCCCGTTAAACGCCTCGCGCAGCACTTCCATCGGCTCATCCGCATTCGCGCAGGCGTGCGCATTCGCCAGCAGTTCGCGACTGGTGAACACTCCCCGGCGCGGCTCGCCGTTGCCGACAGACTTGCCGTCAATGACGTATGAAGCCGTCCAATCATCTACAGGCTCGCCCATTTGCCATGGCACAAGGTCGGGGTGAAGCACGTGGCTATCGCATCCGCTGCGCTGAAAGCCCAGCGGAATGCCGTCTGCCTGGTGACGCTCGCACCGCCATGTGCCATCATCTTTTGGCGTGACGTGTGCGCAGGTTCGGCAGTTGACATGGCGCGTTGTCTTTGATGAAAAGCAGAAATCGTGCGCATCGCAAAACTTGCATTTGTACCACGATGGGTCAGCGCTCGCCGGCTCCGGCATACGCTCTGTTATGGCGATACGCTGGCCGCGAGCGACGGCCCTGTCAGCAACCGCCGCATCGTATCGCACGCGCTCCGTATAGAGCCGGTCGTCATCCTTGCATACAGCCACATACAAGGCGCGGTCTGTCTCCGTGCCTTTCATATAGACTTGCATCTGTACGAAATGCTCGGGCTTGGCATTCTCAACGCCTTCCTTTTCCAGCGCGTCGAAGCTCTTTTTTGAGTGCGTTTTGATTTCCAGCACGTGCGGCTTTTTAGGCGATTCCGGTACGCCATGCCGAATGATGCCGTCCACGCTGCCGGATACGTGGCAGCCGAACGAAACGCGGCTCTGGCTCTCGCCAGTATTCTGCACATCCATCCCGATAGCGCGAAGATCTGACACGACGGTCTTTTCCTCACGATGGCCGCGTCGGAACAGCCGCAGAATCCGCCCCGGAAAAACCGGAACGACAGCCCAGCGGAACGACAGCCATAGCCAGCGGTCGCAATGGTGGCCGAGTGTTGAGCAGCCCATATGCGAGCGCGGCGGCTCGCTGGATTCTTCGTGATGCTTGTCAATGAGCGCGGCGATGCTATGCGCTCTCTCTGGAATCTTCATGTTCTCCCCCCATGAAAAGAAACCCGGCCCGAAGGCCGGGCGTTGTCATTACCTCTTAGCCCAAGGCGGGGCAGCGGATGCCGTAGCGGCTGGCGCTGGTGCTACGGATGCGCCAGCCAGAGACTTCCAGCCTGCAATGTCATTGCTTGCCTGGTAGTCACCAGACGCTGGGCGCACCTTCAGCTTGATGCTCAAGTTGTGCCCGATGAGTTGGTCAGTATCTTCCAGCTTCTGCACGCCGATGGCGCGCATCAGTTCGCCGAGTTGCTGGTGTCCGATTTCCTCGGCCTTCGCGCTGGCATTGCGGATGTTCAGGTTGCCGAACACCACCCGGCCCTGATGCGTCGGCCCAGTAATGTCATAACTCACCTTGATGTACTGGCCAGTGCCGTCTTTCGTGGCCTGCACGTCTGCCTTGGTGATGCTGGCGTTGTACCAGCCCTCCGGCAGCGGGGTGAAGTCGCCGGTCTGGCCTTGCGGCATGTCGTTTACGTCAAAGCTGCGTTCAAGAATTGCCATTTTGCTGTTCCTCGATTGTGATAGAAAAAGACGGGCGGCCCGGCTTTGCCGTGATGGCAGCCGACAGCGGCCCGGTAATGCTGGCGTCGGCAGCCTTCCACGCCGTCATGTTGAGTTCTGGCTTCCAGCGGAAGAGGCTGGAAAGATGCTCGGTCAGTCCGGCCTCGGCGGCAAGTTCCTGGACCATCTCAGCGTCAACCTTGCGGTCAATGCGGCCTGTGACCTTGATGACCACGCCGTCAATCTTGGCAGTGGTCGTACCTTCGGAATCCTCACGGATGCGAAGGGCATCCTTGAGTGCATCCTCAATGGCCCGCCGCGTCTCCACTGCGGCCCGTTCCTCTTCCTTCGCGGCGTACCATTCGGCAGCCAATTCGCGGATAGGGTTCATACCGTCCCCCCCATCTTTTGGATGATGGCCCCGAGGTCAGGCGCTTCCCATGCGGACAGCTTGCCGCTCCGGTCTTTCGCCTGCCATAACCCGTCCGACTCACACATCAGGGCGCGCTGTGTCACGCCATCCGCGTCCTTCTCCACGCGGAGCGCCATCAACTCATCGAAGAAGTACGGCAGCGACTGGCCGGCCTTGTTACCCGGCATAGTCGGCGCGTACATCATGCGGCCATGTTCATCCTGTGATTTCTCCATTTTCGCGCTCATGTAGACGTGCCGGCCCGGAATGTCACGGAAGGCGCGGATGATTTCTGCCATCTGGTCCTGCATCGCACCGTACGCCTGGCGCGGGTCTTTCGTGGCCTTCTTCTCGAAGTTCAGCACCACTTCCGCAATCTCGCTGATGCTGTCGAGCGCGACGGACTTGTAGGACTGGCCTTCTTCGGTCGTGGTCAGCCAGGCATAGGCTTCATGCAGGTCTGCAAGGCTGGTGATCTCGATATACGGCAGGTCGGCATCCTGAATCGACAGCAGTCCAGCCTCGGCAGAGAGTACAATCGGATTCGGCAGTGTTTTGATGAGCGATGTTTTGCCGGCACCGGCGGCACCGTACACTAGGAACTTGACGCCATTGGCAGCGAGACTGCCCGTACGTTTTACGCTAATGGCCATGGTCGGCCTCCTTTATCATGCTGCCACGTCGGGGAATCCGGTCAGGCAGTTCGGCAAAAATATACAGCGAAATGTAGAATGTCAATACTATGATGTGTATATTCTACATTCTTCATAAAAAGAGGGAGCGAAAATGAGACTTGAGGATATTCGTGCCGGCCTGCATGACAGGCGATTGCAGGTCGTTGCCGATGCTACCGGCATCCATGTAAACACACTCCGCATCTTGCGTGATGACACTAATGCGAACCCTACGCTTGCCACCTTGGAAAAGGTCGCGGCCTACCTTGAGGGGCGCGCCAATGGCTAATCTGACAGGCATCTTCTCCGGCGGATTCACACCGCCCACAGAAAAGCGCATTGACCCGCCAGACGTACAGCTAAAGGACGCCATGCTTGCCTGCGGCCTTGAGCCGCCGGAATATCTGGCGATGGATGGCAAGCTCCACCGCTTCCGCTCAGGCACGAAAGGCAGCGGTGGAAAGGGCGGCGATAAACCTGGCTGGTACATCATCTTTGGAGATGGCGTGCCTGCCGGACGCTTCGGATGCTGGCGCTCAGGCATTGAACAGACATGGGTAGCGGACACTGGCCGGACATTGACCCCTGCCGAGCAAATGGCACACGCCATGCGTCTGGCCGAAGCACGTGCCGCACGCGAGGCCGAACTAGCCAAACAGCATGAGGTAGCGTCTGACACCGTCACCATTATCTGGGAGTCCGCCCAGCCAGCCAGCCCAGACCATCCCTATCTCGCACGAAAAGGCATCCAGCCCCATGGCGCTCGGGTGACGGGTGACGGTCGATTGGTCGTACCACTTTATAGCGAGGATGGCACGCTCGCGTCGCTTCAGTACATCGCTCACGATGGCGGCAAACTCTACCATCCAGGCGGCCAGACGGGCGGGAAATTCTGGCAGGTCGGCGTATCGGATGACCCAGGCCCGCTCTATATTGCCGAAGGTTTCGCCACCGCCGCCAGCATCCACGAGGCCAGCGGGCGTCCCTGCGTGGTGGCCTACAGCGCCAGTAACCTGGTGCCCGTCACCGGAGCCTTGCGTGAGCGGTTCGGCGTCTCTGCCGAGCTTGTCGTGGTCGCCGACAATGACGCATCCGGAGTAGGCCAGAAATACGCTGAGCAAGCCTGCGCAAAATACGGGGCGAGAATGGTCATACCACCAGAACAGGGCGACGCCAACGACTGGCAAGCTGCCGGTCATGACCTGTCCCTGCTGTTATCCCCTCCGAAATCAGACTGGCTCATTCCTGCCGACGAATTCGCCGCCCAGCCCGCCCCCATTGAATGGCTGGTAAAACTCTGGCTACAGGCCGAGGCACTCATCATGGTGCACGGCCCCTCTGGCGGCGGTAAAACTTTCGTGGTGCTGGACTGGTGCCTGCGCATGGCTGCCGGCCTGCCAACGTGGCAAGGCTGCAAGGTGCGGCCTGCCAGCGTGGTCTATCTGGCCGGCGAAGGGCACCACGGCCTGCGCGGGCGCATAGCCGCCTGGAAGCACCATAACAGCGTCTCTAGCCTCAAAATGTGGCTTTCACGCGATGGCTGTGACCTGAACACGCCAGCCGGCTACCTGCGCGTACTTGAGCAAGTGCGGAGCCTGCCGGAGCGTCCCGCCTTGATTGTCGTGGATACCCTGCACCGCTTCCTGCTGGGTGACGAAAACAGCGCGCAGGACGCCAAAACCATGCTCGACGCCTGCGCCGCACTCATGTCCGAGTTCCGCTGTGCCGTCCTGCTGGTGCACCACACTGGCGTCTCGGATGAAGCTCAACACCGGGCGCGTGGATCTTCCGCATGGCGCGGGGCGCTCGACATCGAAATCAGCGTGATCCCAGGCAAGGATGGCGCGCCAATCGAGCTGGTGCAGCGCAAGAGCAAGGACGCCGAGCAGGCAGCCCCGCGCTACTGTCATCTTGAGTCGGTGGCTATCCCTGGCTGGTACGATGAGGATGGCGAGCCGGTAACGTCCGCCGTGGCGGTCGAGGCAGAGCCGCCGGAATCCAAGGAGGAAAAGAAAGACTCCAAGATGGCCGGGCATAAGAAGATGTTGTCTGAGGGATGGTTTAGCGGCGGGGCAGAGGAACGCCATGGCCAGCCGTATGTCAGCAGGTCGGCGCTCAAGGCTTACATGGTAAGCAAGCTCGCCATGAAGGAATCTACCGCTGATACCTACCTGCGTCCGGGCAAAGATGACCACCTGATAGGCGCGCTCTTGCTGGCCGATGTCATCGCGCCGCATGAGCACGGATGGATTGTCACCAGTCCGGAAATGGCTTCCGCCATGCTGTTGAGGAAGGCTATTTAATGACCGGGAAAAACGGGAATTACCGGGAAAATCCCGTTTTCCCGTTTAGGGGGCAAAAAGCAGTTGACAGCGGGAAAAGATATGGGTTACGCTCCCCTTGGAGCGTACCCAATTTTCCCGCCAACTGTGCGGAAGCACTTTTACCGATAAAACAGCCGACGAACGGTAGTTTACAGCAGGGCCGGATTGCGAGAGGATTACCACATCGGAAGCGACATGGTGTCGCTGGGGAGAAGAAGATGCGTGCAATTATGGTCTGTCTGGTTAGCGGTTCTGTCGGGCAAGTGGTTATCGGGAGTGACGCTCCCAGAAAAGGCGATATTGTCACGATCAAGCTGTACGATGAGAATGGAAATATCGTTCGCGAAACTGGAACTGTTGC